CCATTCTATTGGATGCTTGGGACCAGCATTTATCCTACCCAGAACTTCGCCGCAAAGTAATTGAAGATTTTAAAGAAGTTGTATACGGGGCAGACAATACATTCGGTAAAGGCCGTAAAGCAGACCTCATACTGATGGAAGACAAGTCTGCGGGTATCTCCCTTATCCAAGAGCTTCAAGGCTCTGGGGTGCCTGTAAGAGCCTACAATCCCGGCAGGGCTGATAAGGTACAGCGTTTGAACATTGTGGCGCCTTTGGTGGCTAAAGGAAAGATCTACATACCAGAAGACACCAAAATCAAAGGCGAGTTTGCAGACTGGGCTAAGCGTTTTCTGCGTCAGGTGTGTTCGTTCCCAGAAGCAGGCGGGCATGATGATTTTGTTGATAGTATGAGTCAAGCCCTGCGAGTCCTGCGTGATTCTGGCTGGATTAGGTTAGATCCACTCCCAGCCCGCGATTATGACTATGCTGACGAGGACCCACGTAAAAGAACTGCAAATCCATACGCCCAATAAAGGGCGGATTCCCCCTATTTTTTGCATTAGTATGAATAGGAACATATATCCACCAAATTAATAGAAATTATGGCACAACCACAATTACCGATTCAACAAGGCAGTAACTTGCTAAATTTAGACGCCGAAGATAACCTTCACGAAAAAGAAGGTCAAGACGACGAGATGGATGCGTACGCCGAACAATTTGATTTGGACGACACTGAAGTTGAGCAAGAAGTCATTGAACTGGATGACGGTTCCGTAGTAGTTAACTTTAAAGAAACACAAGGCCCGCAAAAAAATCCCGAGTTCTATACAAACTTGGCAGAAGAATTTGATGAGCAAACTTTAAATTCCCTTGCCAACGAATATTTGGACTTGATTGATGTTGATACAGAATCGCGGTCCCAAAGGGATAAACAGTACGAAGAAGGACTTCGTAGGACCGGCCTTGGTAAGGACGCCCCTGGTGGTGCTACTTTCGACGGTGCTTCTAAAGTTGTGCATCCCGTCATGGCCGAGGCTTGCGTTGACTTCGCGGCTTCCTCGTCAAAAGAGCTATTACCGCCCGACGGACTTGTCAAATCGAACATCAAAGGCGATGCCGACAAACGAAAAGAAGATACAGCCGATCGTAAAGTAACCTTTATGAACTGGCAGCTCACTGAGCAAATTCCAGAATACCGTGACGAGATGGAGCAGCTGCTGACCCAGCTCCCACTCGGCGGTTCCCAATTCCTTAAATGGCGCTATGACGATGAACAACGTCGTCCAACATGCGAATGGGTGCCGATTGATAACATTCTATTACCTTGGTCATCAACAAACTTCTACACAGCTCAACGTGTAACTGAAGTACAAGACATTACTGAAGATACTTTCCTACAGCGAGTTGAGTCCGGTATTTACCGTGATATTGATTCTGATTACTCTTCAGATGCCCCACTTAATGACCAAACCAGATCACAAAAAGCCAACGACAAAATCGAAGGTAAAGATCTACCGTCCAAGAACATTGATGGCCTGCGCCGAATCTATGAAATCACATGTTTCATGCGCATGGAAGAAGATCCAAAAACAGAAGGCAAACGCGCCCCATACATTTTAACAATTGACGAAACCACTTCTAAGGTTCTGTCACTCTACCGTAACTGGGAAGCCGGCGATGAAAAACTTGAGAAGCTGGATTGGTTCGTGGAGTTCAAATTTATCCCATGGCGTGGAGCTTACGCTATCGGACTGCCTCATCTTATTGGCGGTCTCTCCGCTGCTCTTACTGGCTCTTTGCGCGCTCTGCTTGATGCTGCTCATATCAACAACAGCCAGACAATGCTTAAACTTAAAGGTGGACGAATTGGTGGGCAGTCAGACCGAATCGAACCAACCCAAGTTGTAGAAATTGAAGGCGCACCTGGTGTTGATGATGTACGTAAGATTGCAATGCCAATGCCATTCAATCCACCATCAAGCGTTCTTTATGATTTGCTTGGTTGGTTAACTGCTGCAGCTAAAGGTGTAGTAACAACAGCAGAAGAAAAGATTGGTGAAGCTAACAACCAAATGCCTGTGGGCACAACCCAAGCTCTTATTGAGCAAGGTGCTAAAGTATTCTCTAGCATCCATGGCCGTTTACACCGTTCACAAGCTAAATCTCTTAAAATCGTTTCACGTATCAATCATTGGTACTTGGATGAAATGGACAATCAGTCCGGCGAAGAGATTGAAGTTCGGGACTTTGCTTACAACTCAGATGTACGCCCAGTATCAGATCCTAACATTTTCTCTGAGACCCAACGTCTTGCTCAGAACCAAGCACTCTTACAAATGGCGTCTACTGCGCCCCCAGGAATGTTTAACCTTCGTGCGGTTTACTCACGAATTTTAGGACAGCTTAAAATTCCAGCGGTTGGAGAAGTATTACCAAACCCACAAGGTGTAGTTGAATCTAATCCAGCATTGGAAAACGTATCAATGACAATGGGGCAAGCAGCTGCTGCGTTCCCAGACCAAGATCATATTTCCCACATTCAGGTTCACTTAGAATACGCAAACAATCCTGCCTACGGTGGTAACCCAGTTATTGGGCCTATGTTCTCCCCACACGCTTTAGAACATATTAAGCAGCATTTAACATTGCACTATCTGCAAGAAATGCGTGGCTATGTAGCAAAAGCTAGCAACGGCAAAGACAAATTTGAGTTGCATAAAGAAAGACCACTTGACGGCGATGCACAAAAAGCAATTGCATTGGCGTCACGNATGGTAGATAACGANGCCAAAACCAATTTNGCTCCGTATATCCANCAAATTCAAGCTCTGGCTCAGAAAGTTGCTCAAGCTCAACAGGCTCAACAGCAATCTGCAATGATGTCTGACCCAACTGCTGCGGTTATTATGCANACACAGATGGCAGAAACAAAACGTAAAGCTGCAGAAGCTCAGACTCAGCAACAATTTGAAACACAGAAACAGCAACAAAACTATCAACTGGAAATNGCTCAACTTCAGCAAAAAGTTCAAGAACTTCAAGCTAAGTACGGTACTCAAACCAGCATTGATAACCAACGTAATGCTACAGACATTGCTATGGCTAACATCAATAACTCTGCTAAAGAGCGTATTGCCTTGATTAATGCAAAATCGCAAATGAGCCAACAGCAAATTGCTCTTGATGCAGCACAAAATCAGTCTGCGCAAGAAGCCATTCAAACTTCAGAGGCAGATATACGTCAGCACGGTTTAGCTGTACAGCAACAACAGTTTGAACAACAGTCTCAACAAGTTCAAAACCAGATTGAAGCTCAAAAAGCACAGCAAGATCAACAGCAACAAGCCCAAGCCCACCAGCAACAGGTAGCTCAGCAAGACCAACAGCACCAACAAGGCTTGCAACAAGCTGACCAACAGCATCAACAAGCACTACAACAGGCTCAACAGCAGCATGAGCAACAACTACAACAGCAACAAGAACAACAAGCAGCAGCCCCACAACCCCCACAAGGACAATAATGGCAACTAAAAAACAAGACGGCGGCGAATTAGGCTTCCGCAAATCATACAAAATGACTGGTACCCCTGGCTATGCTGGCGGTCCTGGTGAAACAACCATCGACAAAGGTAATTCAGGCTCCAAACGCGCTAATAATGCCGTTCTTAATGGCAACAAAATGGCCAAAGACAGCAAAGTTGGTCAAAGTAAGAACCTTAAAGATATCAAAGGCGGAAACTTTTATTGATTTAAGGGCGGATTTTCCGCCTTTATTGCATTAGTAAGAGTATGAAAGACTTTATTAGTGAAATTATTTCTCGCATGAGAAATGAAAAGCAAAAAATCGCAGAAGCTGTCACTGCGGGTCATAATGTAAACAATTTTGAGGACTACCAACGCTTAGTTGGCCGTGCCGAGGGATTTCAAGCAGTTTTGGACATTATTGACGAACTTTTGACGGAAGACGACGAATCGTAAGATTCAGAAAGGGATTGCCGAATGGCGATTGATTTTAATAGTAGGGAAGAACCAGATTTACGCTCAGAATTAGAGTGTTTTCCTGAAGTAGACCCCGGTGTAGAGATTCTTGGTGACCGAGTACTGGTGCAATTGCGCAGGGAAAAGACAACAAGTAAAGGCGGTATCATTCTTGTGGATGAAACCAAGCAAACTCTTCGTTATAACGAGACAGTAGCTAAAGTACGTGGAATTGGCCCCTTAGCATATAAGAGTCCAGACGATTTAGCACCTTGGCCGGAAGGCAATTGGTGTAATGTTGGCGATTTAGTTCGCACCATTAAGTACGGCGGCGACCGATTCGTAGTGCAACCTGAAGATGATGGCGCGGCTGTGGTGTTTATTACACTGCAAGCGCGTGAAGTGATCTCCAAGATCAAATCATTTGAAGCAGCACAAAAAATGAAAGCGTTTGTTGATTAATAACTTTGTAGAAAGTATGTATGGCAGATAATGATAAAGATGTTCCTATTAAGGAACGGGAAGATGGCACAGTGCTCGCCAAATTGGAAATCCCGGATGAAGTAGAAGACCAAGAAGAGCCTAGACACAAAAAAGAAGAGCACGAAGATAACGAAAACGGCGACCATGAAGAAGATGGCGGCGACGACGAAATGGACGCGGCAGAGACTGACGAAGAACGCGAGTCAATTCGTGAAGCTCGTCGTGAAGAGCGCAGACTCAAAAAAGAATTAAAGAAACAGCGCGATCTTTCTTCAAAGAATAAGATTAATGCACTTGAGCGTCGGAATGCAGAACTTGCAGAACGCTTAGCTAAGGTTGAAAACACAGCATCATCTTACGAGTTTGCACAACTAGACAAGGCTATCGAAGACGAAGCCACTCGTGTTGAGTACGCTAAGATGAAAATGCTTCAAGCAGCTCAAGCTAATGATGCAGTAAGTCAAATGGAATACTTAGAACAGTTAACAGACGCTAAACAACGTCTTAACCAAGCTCAGCATTACAAAAAACAGCAAGTGGACCAAGCACAGTCACCAAAACAGAATGTGCCAAACCCAATCGCAACAGAAGTTCAACAAAATGCCA